CCCATTGGGGGGGTGACGGCTGGCGTTGCTAGATTAGCGCTGGCCCCTCGTAAATCGGAGGGAAGGAGGTGAGTATGGGTCGAGAACGTCATCAGGGTCCTTATTATGTGACCCTACCTATCACGTGTGGGACAAAGTATTATGATTATACTTATCCTTATGGTGATGGTCCCTGGACAGGGTCTGACCAGAAATGGCCGAACCCTTGGGATACATCGACGCGTGATTATGCGGAAGGCGTGGTCTTTGATGAAATTCATCCTGGGCCACCATACAAGTCAGGGGGACCGTTTAATCTTTATCGGTTCTATACTGACGAGTACGTATTAGGCGGTGCTGTGAGTACTACCTACAGCCTCGCCCGGTATGTCGGGAGTCATTTAATTTCCCGAAAACCTTCTGCGTTCTTGGGTTTTGCTAACCTTGCTCAGTATATGCAGGGTAGCGGTGATGACGACATCGAGTCGTACGGTGCCATTGGCTGGAATAGATTCCGGCCTACTAGGTCAGGAGCTGACCTGGGGACTTTTCTTGGAGAAATCCATGAGGTTCCTAGAATGTTCCGAACCACAGCCAAAGGCTTCTCTGATTTATGGAGAAGCATGGGAGGTAGCCGGGGTGCTTTTGCACCCAAGAAGGTTGCCAACCATTGGCTGAACCACCAGTTTGGGTGGCTGCCTTTTCTGTCTGACCTTCGTCAGTTTTATAATACGGCGAAGAGGCTCGATTCGAAGCTTAAACAACTTCGGCGGGATAATGGCAGTTGGATTAGGCGGGGTGGCACCATCGCTGCAGATGAGGATACTGAAGTCTTGGACGAGGGGACTGATACACCGTCCCTTTGGCCTGTGGCTGATTCTCTTCTACTGCAGCACCCATACGGGGATTACCAGGTTACGCGTACTACTACACGCAATATCTGGTTTGAGGGAGCATTCCGTTATTATATACCAGGGGATACAACTTCCTGGGCTTGGAATGCTAGGGCAACTGCCATGTTATTCGGCGCTTACCCTTCCCCCTCACTCGTGTGGGAACTCACACCATGGTCGTGGTTGATAGATTGGTGTTCGAACGTCGGCGATGTTATTGCTAACGTGTCGTCCATTGGTCTTGACAACCTTGCGGCCAAGTATGCCTACGTCATGGGCCATACGCGGAGAAGTGTTTCCTCCACGGGCTCCTTAAATTACAGGAGCGGGCTTGTGACGATGACGCGTGAAGCTTTCTTTGAGAGCAAAGTGCGTCTACCGGCATCTCCTTTCGGTTTTGGTCTGACGAGCGATGATTTTTCCGCTCGCCAATGGTCAATTCTGGGTGCGCTGGGCCTATCAAGGCACAGTTACACTTAGAGACCATTTCCCGGTTGGTACGACTAGAAACGGTGGTGCTTTAGCAACATCACCGGCCGTATTAACCATCCATTGCTACTTAAACAGCTTAGGAGGCCAACCATGGCACTCGCAGATCCACAGACCTTGACAGTCGACTCCACACCCTATACCTTAAACCGAGTAAAATCGGATGGGTACCGTTCAGAATACACCACAGATGATGAGGCCTATAAACTTACGGTTTCTCATCAAGAGTCCAAAGGTAGGACTCGGCGTATGATCAGAGTAGACAACAGAGTTGTTGCTGCTGATCCTCTAACCTCAGTAAATGAGTATAAGAGTCTGGGCGTGTATGTTGTTATCGACCAACCCGAATACGGGTTCGAACATGACGACATAGATGACGTCGCTCAAGCGCTATTTGCGCTTGCAGACAGTACGCTTGTTGGGAAGATACTAGGTGGCCAGCATTAGTGCTGCAACCATCAAAATACTCAACCCTATAGGCGTATGGAGGACCTATGAAAACGCATGTACTGAAGTTCGCGGTAGACTTTGTCTATTTGCTAGCTTCATTCCTCGCTGCGGTATCCAACGAAAAGGAGCTCGAAAGAGCAACTAAACAGAGGACGCCAAAGTAAGGCATATGCGGGGGCCCGTGAGGGCCCCTCATTGGTCTCCACCTTTGTTATCTAGGTGGTCTCCATGTCTGACGTTCTGGTCTGCATTTACCGCATATGCGGTGAGTGCGCGGGTGACGTGGCTGGAAGCTTACCCCCTAGTAAGGAGGATGCTTGAAAAGCCACGTAAGTGACCTAACCGAGCTTGCAGCTTGCATCTTTAAAGACGCAGCTGCGAAGTGCTCCACTAACAAGCCAGATTATGAACGCGATCTCCAAACTCTGAGGTCGCGGGTCGAACATGAAGGTATATCGTTTCTAACGATTACCCTTCCCGCTTTCGGCAAAAGCTTTGACAAATGCTTAGCCAGCGGATTTTTAGATCCTGCTCTCTTCAGAAGTTTCAAGAAGAGAGGGAGGGCCCCCGCTTTTATGCGAGGTTTCCTCGATCTAGTGTTCGACTCTGGTACAGGAGGTATTCTCAATGAACCTGAAGTTACGGCCATTGAGGGTGTTAGACAATGTGCTAACGCCTTTAAGAAGCTTAAACTTCCTTGCAGCCCTAGTAGGGTTGCTAAGGCATTTAGCAAGTTCGAAGAGGGTGAGCAAGACTTGGGCGAGCCAATTGATCCTGAACACATCACTTATTTTAGCAGTGTGTGCTCTGTGTTGTGGGATAGTGTGCTACGTGCTGGAGATTATCCAGTTCATAGTTTACTACCTAAACACGGACCAGGGTCTACCGCCGAGCGTACTATGGGAAACCAGAAATACGCTTTCAAGCGGTGGCATGATCGCCTGGAGCCGTACTTTCCTATGCTAGAGTATGCGTTCTCCAACGAGGATGCGTACGACAGTATAGAGTTCCAGGAGGTTTCGATCATACAGGAGGCTGATGAACAACCCGTAAGGGTAATCACAGTCCCCAAAACCCTCAAGTCACCCAGAATTATTGCCATTGAGCCGGTCTGCATGCAATACACGCAGCAGGCTCTAGCAAGGCTTCTTATTAATAGCCTTGAGACAACTGCACCGACAAGAGGTCATATAAACTTTAAGGACCAATCGGTGAACCGACGTCTGGCATTAGTCTCGTCTGAGACAGAGACAATGGCGACATTGGATTTGTCTTCGGCAAGTGATAGAGTTCCTTTATCGCTTGCGCTTATCATGTTTGAAAGGTTTCCTGATTTACGGGACGCCCTACTAGCATGTAGAAGCACGAGGGCGCAGCTTCCAGATGGTACTACGTTATCATTAAAGAAGTTTGCGTCTATGGGTTCTGCTCTGTGTTTCCCAGTTGAGGCCATGTATTTCTACACCATTTGTGTAGGGGCCCTGATTGAGAAGCATAAGCTTCCTGTGACGCGGGAGTCCGTCTTAGCGATGGGCAAACGTGTCTACGTCTATGGGGATGATATTATTGTTCCCACTGACGACGTGGATGTTGTTGTCGATCACCTGCAGAGATACTATTGCAAGGTGAACACCTCGAAGTCCTTCTGGAGTGGAAAATTCCGGGAGAGCTGCGGGGTCGACGCATTCGACGGCGTGGAGGTTACACCTACCTACGTCAGAGAAGTGCGCCCTGACAGCAAGCGGGCAGCTAGCGCTATTGTTTCTTGGGTAGCAACCTCTAACCTCTTCTATAAGAAGGGGTATTGGGCTACTGCTTCACATATGATTTCTGTATGTGAATCCATTTTGGGCGAACTGCCCATAGTGGGACCCGAGAGCGCTGGTCTTGGCAAACTGTCTTATCAGCGCGCCGTTTCCATTGAAAGATGGGGACGACGATACCAACGCCCTGAGGTACGGGCTTGGGTTGCTGCTCCAGTTTATCGCACTGATACGCTGGAAGGACAGGGAGCTCTGCTGAAGTGTCTTTTGTCTCTTGAAGAGAAGCAGCTGGACCCTGCTTCTGCCAAGGACGAGAAACACCTTTGCAGAACCGCACGGCACGGCGCCGTTGCACTTAAACGCCGATGGATTGAGCCCTATTAAGGGCTCTAGAGGCTAGACCAACGCCTCCGCGGGAGC